GCTCTTACATCTTACGATAATTAAGTTATGGAATGTTTTTGTGAGCGTTCAGTATTGGCTATGACTTATCCACCAAACAACCTAAATTCAGTTATGGCTGAAAAAGGTGTTCTACAAAGAATGCTACTCTTTGTTTGGGAGGTTCCGGAGTTTTTACAACATAAAATGAGAAGTGAACAGATTGCGAAAGCAGGAACAGTTGAAGAAATCAATCAGCCTATCGAACAGTATGTAAAAGCCCTGCTTGAATTGTATAAAATAACAAAGGCAAGGTTTGAAGAAGTAGGTGGCGACCCTCTAAAGACAATGACCTTTACAAGAGATTTCAATGATGTTTTGCAGTTAGAATATGAAAACATGAGAAGGTATCTCCAAAATACAAGAAGTGATGTAAATGCCATAGCATCTAACTTTACTACTCGTTTGATGAAGATTCTAATCAAAATGTCAGTGCTTTGTAGTGTAGCGTCTGCACCTTCTATGCTTGATAAATCAGACCGCTTCAAAGTCACAGGGCATAATGTCCGTCAAGCGGCTACTATCGTCCGACAATGTTATATGACATTGGTAGATTGGTTAGAACGAAGCCTAAAGGCAAGCAGGTCAAGCATAACCGAAGTGTCGTTGGAATCTTTCTTTAGTAATGTGTATGATAAAATAGACAAAGATGAAGAGGGATATGTCAATAAGTCTATATTTTTCAAGGAAGTAAAGAACAAGGCAAAGAAATCTCAAGCACAAATTTACAGACATTATGAAGTAATTAGACACAAGTTTGATGAAATGAAAGTAGGAAGAAGCGTATTTGTAAAATATAACAAAGGTGATGAAGAATGAAGTGGGAAAATACATACTTAGTATTTGAAGTAGCAAAAGGGCCAAAAGTAATAATTGACACACTAAATACCTATGGTGATGAAGGTTGGGAATGTTGTTCTCAACTTATTGTTGCCGGTTCTCAAATAGTGTGTTTCTTAAAGAGAAGAACAGACCTAGATGAACAACCTAAAGTTGACAAAGAAGAACAAAAGGTTGCTAAACTATGGTCAAGTCCAACTACTTCTACTAAGGAATGAGTTGAATGTCTGTTTTAGCAATTGATTTAGAAACCAAAAATATGTCTTATGACATAGGCGGTTTTGGTAATACTCATATGTTTCAAGTATCTACTGTTGCTACTTGGAATGGTGATATTGGAACTGTTTATGTAGATGAGCCTGTTGAAAGTTTTGCTAAATCGGGTCATGTTATTAAGTCTTTAAGAGAATTAAAATACGATTTAGATGAACATTTTGAAAAAGGTGGATTATTGTTAGGGCATAATATTGCTGCTTTTGATTTGCCTATTCTTAGAGATTCTATGGATATTCATTGTATTAATAAATACATTAATGAAAAACAATACATAGATACTTCTAAAATTCTATTGAAAGAATATAAAGAAAGATTCCAATTAAAGAATTTAGTAAAATGCACAATGAATGATTCTAAACTAATGGATAGTGCAGATGCGCCTAAATTGTGGAAGATGGGTCAGTATGATGAAGTTGTAGAGTATTGCATGAAAGATACTCAATTAGTTTATGACTTATGGAAATACGGCCAAGATAACGGATTAGTAAAAGCATTTTCTATTGAAGATGGAGAATATAAAGATTTGGAGGTGAATTGGTAATGACAGGTTGGGATTGGTTCGGTCTTATTGTTTTTATCACTATTCTAATGCTTCTTTTCTTTGCTGCTTTCGGTGGGTCTAATATAACCGACCAAAGCGTTGAAGATTACATGAAGCGTTTAATGAATGAAGATAAAGGCGGAAAGAGATGAAATTAAAACAGGTATGTCGCTACTGTAATGAATTAACAGTGGCCAAAAGACTACGAGGTTTTTATTTAGGTTCTTCTGAACAAGTAAAACTTTGGGAATGCAGGGCTTGTAATGGCATTTGGTCTGAAAAAACAATTTGAGGGGGCTTCGGCCTCCTCACTTTTTTTTTGGTTTTTCAGCCATACAATTTTTTTTTCATAAGGCGATTAACGCAAAGACTCGATATGTGCCATAGTAGGGCAAGGGCAAATATGGGTAGGCCAATCTACCAACATCAAATATGCACCGTTACCATCATTATGTAATACATTTCCTTCTTTTAACACTTGATAATAGTGTTGTTCCAATACTTCTCTATAACTTTTTTTCATGCTATTTTCACCATCTCTACCAGCGTTGTTGGTAAATTACTACTTCCACCCTTCTTAATGTTATAATGGTCGCCACTTGAGCCTGTATGTCCTACCATCTTATGTTTATTTACAAGTGTATCTCCACTTGCTAAAGTTACAATATAACTACTAAAAAAATGAGAATCAGCCCAAAAACCGTTTATCTGCACTCTACCAAACCCAACGATATTGGCTTCGGCACTTCCATTTTTATATGCTAATAATTGTAATGTGTATTTAACCCCGCTTACTTGGTCTAAGGAATTAGTGCTTCCTGTTCCGAATTGATACTGAACCCTAACCATATATGTTCCTGCCGTTGAAGCAGTAGCAGTAAATGTTCCATTGGAAAAACCTGTTAGATTTCCTGTTCTAGCATACGCTGAATCAGTATCATCTGCATCATGTGTATTAGCGGTGTCTGTATCAAAATCAGTTTTATCAGTTCTTAACTCCCATACACCATAAGTTAGACCACTTTCTAAAGCCTCTAAAGCCGCTTTACCATTAGAATGAGTATAAGTTAATACATAACCATCTTGACCCGACCCTACTGTTTGGTCGCCATCAATCTTGAGCGTTCCTAACTTTACATCTCCTTGTCCGTTTGGCGTTAAGTTAATATCAGCATTAGTAATAGTAGAACTAATATCAATACTGTTGCTATCGCCTGTTATTTTACCTGATTCGGTGTAGCCCGAATTATCATAGCCAATACTTACTTCATTAGTGACTTTACTTGTAGTTAAGAATTGAACCAATCTATCCGAACTCGAAATAGAATCATCGTCAGAACCACCTACAATTTTGATAATAGCAATAGGAATATCATCATCAAGTAAATCCGGAACCCTATTTGGTGTAGCATTAGAGCCTCTTAATACCATAGTATTGTCAGCCTTCGCTACTAATACCAAATAAAAATCATCAGACGCAAGCGGAGTAATATCTACTGCGCCTGTTCCCGAATCATATGTGGTATTCATAGCAGTAGCAGTTAAAGCAGTAATTGTTTCTAATTTACCATCTCTATATGCTTTACCTGTTGTAACCGCAATAGTAGTAAAAGAACCACCATCTGCAAAAGTAATATCAAAATCAGTAGCACTTCCTTTGATAGCATAATTTCCTTGCATTCCTTTACTTAATGCTTTAATTAGTCCGGAATGAGGATAATCTACTTCATCTGTTATTTGTGCAGTAGGGGTTGTTCCCGAAGTTGTGCTATAATTATGTGGGTTTTCTATTGCCATATTACTCTACCTCAAATACAAAATATACTTCTAAGTCACCTGTTGTAGCGACACTAATACCATTAAAATTTACTCTTGCCAACATATCCCCTGCCGAAGTAAAAAATCCTGCCTCTCTAATAGTTTTACCATTTATTTTAGAATTTGACCCCGCAACTGTAAATGAATATTCTACCGTATTTTCATCAGATTTAACTGCGGTAGCGGTAACAGAAATGTCACTATCTACATCTAAATTATTAGAAGAAGGACTTGTAGAATTACCACCAAACCCTACTCTTCCGGTGCTTAGAATGCTTACTGCTTGTGTGGCTAGTAGTTCTTTAAATTTATCAGTTATCAAAAATCTTCCTCCAATAATGTAGTATGTGTGACTCCACTTCCACCACTGAATCCTAATGGGCGAGTGTTCGTATTTAGAGTTGTTCCGAATCCTAGTGTTGCACCTCCGCTACTTGCTCTTTCTTTGAGAATTAATCTAATTGGTTTAATTTTCATATTATCTATAAAAGTATAAAGAACATTGGAATCGCTTAAATTTTCGTCAAGAGTTTCTGTATTTAATTTACTTTGTTCTACTTCTATTTCAGAAAATCTATCTTCAAGACCTTTGCTATATCTTCCTAATTCTAATTCTATATTTCCTGTTAATAGATGCTTTAATTGTATAATTAAATATTGTTGTCTTGGTAGATTTTCTCTTCTTATTTCTAATTCTACAATATCTCCTGCTTTTAATTGAGAAGCCCCTGTATGTCCTATTACTACCTTTATTTTTACATTATTATCTGTATGAATTTTTAATAACTCATAACTTCTTTTGTCTACTTCTTCTTGAGTAGTTAATTGAGAATCAAATTCAGTTAGTGTTTTCTTTCCTATTTCTTTTATGCTTCTAATGTTTCTTCTTACTGATTTGTAGCCACTACCATAAACAATTATTTCATTATACAAATCAAATAAATTTTCGCTCTTTTCATATTCATATAATTCAACACCATCAACATCGTTGATAAATACACCAGAACTAAAATAAGAATCTTCTTTATCTTTGATATAAAACCCATTATCATAATACAGTATTTTATTTTTCTTAGATAATAAAAAGTTAATAGCGGAATACAAATCTATATTCTTAAAATAAGGGGCTATAAAAGTAGGATAATCAATAGCAGATAAAGTAAAGTCAATATCATTTTCTTCTAATAATTCCGAAACTAAAGTTTCTGTTTCGTTACAAATAGTTACACCTGCCCCTATCAATGCTCTTTTTCCTAAATCAATTGAGCCATTTACCTTTATTGTAAATGGTTCTGTTATTGAAACAACTCCTATTTGTTTTTGCATTTCACTAAATTCTAAATAATGACCTATTACATCTCCATTATCAATATGTTTTACTTTTGTTTTATATCCTCTTTCTCCATCAGAAACATACATAGTTTTTTCAGAAGGCAATATACTATTGAAATAAGTTTCATTTCTAATTACTAAATGTTCAGAAGCAGATTGAACATCAGGGTCAACAATAACATACATGGATAAAGCAGCCTCTTGTCCTCCTGTATTGTTTTTAGTATTAGTATCATTAAATCTTCTCGGCCCTGCTTTATTAGATAACATATAGTCGTTAATATCTCCTGCATAACAAGCATTTTCATTTGGTTTTTTAGTATATTCAGATGATAAAGTATTTATTCTAATATTTTTAGGAGAATAGTCATAAAAACACACATGGTTAGGTTGCATTATTCTATAAAAATGACCTTCACCGGAAGAAGGGTCAAGTTCCGCATCTAAGGTTAATATGTGTGTTTCAGTAGTATCAGATACATCTATTTCATGAGAAATAACATAAGCAAAATGAGAAGGCGTTCCGTTATTAATTGAAATAGTGTCTATTACTTTATCTCCACTTGAAGTAATAGGAGGAGAGTCTGTTATTGATACTTCATCATCATAGTATCTAACTGATTCAGATACTAAATAACAACCTGTTAAATCATTTATTAATTTAAGAGCAGTTCTATTAATATTATTAAACGCTTGATTTCCTCCGTTTTGGAAATACTCAATGTCTGTTATATCTGTATCTACTACGATAGTATATACATATTGAGCAGTATTACCGACACTACTCATACTTCCACTACCTACTAAAGTATCGGGTGTTTGGCTTGTATCAATATACAGTTTAGGTTTATATGCTAACATTACACCGTCAGCATCTTCATTATATGTTCTCGCAGTTCCTTCTACATCTTCAAATTGTGCAAAATCATTGTGTAAAGATACTCCAAATATAGTAGTATCGTTTGAACCCGAATCAAATTGCATAGCCGACATACTTCTAACTATTCCTGCCACTGTTCCTTTAGAAGCCTTAGACCCGTTATCAGCATCTTCAATATTAAATCTGTCTAAAACTAAAGGCATCATACCTGCATATACACTTTCAGAACCGGCAGGTGCAACTGAATCTTGAACATCTTTTAGTTCATCTAATAACTTAAATATTTTAGAAGGATGATTAGTTAAAGTAATAGCATTATCTTCATCTCCTAAAATTGAATCTGCTTCTACTGCGATAGGTAAATAGGTATTAGTTTCTCTTGAAGAATCAGAACCATTGTCTAAAGTTTCTCCATATTTAGAATACCATGCGGAAGGGTTTTCTCCATAATTTCCACTTCCGGTATCATGAACTAAAGCCGTTCTTAGCATATGAATAGACTTATCAAAATTAACAAAGGTATCTTCTGAACCGTGTCCTGTTACATCAGTAGTGTATGCCCCTGTTGTTTTAATAACATATAAAGTTCCTCCATAGTAGTTGGTTCCATCTGTTTTAAAAGTTCCACCGGAAGCAAATATTCTTGCATTAGCAGTAGAAGAACCATTAGTTTCTAGTGCCGTAACCTTACAAATGAACCTACCTTCTGAATCTACAATCAAATCATCTGCTGAAACTAATGCGCTCATATCCGCAGTTCCTTCAATATGAAGATTACTTACACTTGAGAATTTTCCTGTTCCTCCCGAAAAATAAGCACTTAAACTTACAGGTAAAGTAGCAGTATATTTAAATTTAGAAAGAACTTCTGTTTTCTTAGGAACATTTTCGGGGTCAATTTGATTAAACGCCCAATCAAAACATATTTCTGTTAATCTCATTAAACTAAATCGTTTTAAATCAGAAAGAGTTTTATCTGCTGAAATAATATTACCCATAGAATAACTTTTGTCTACATAATTCAAAGAAGTAGTTTGTCCTAATATTCTACTTTCTTTGGTATCAAAAGAAGTAGTAGGCGAAGATTCAGATATAGTCATAATATTATATTTTGAAATATCTCTACTTTGATTCATTAGACTATCTGTTCTTTTAGAACTGTATGGGGTTAAATCACCATTACTAAATAAAAACATTCTTGCTACTTTAGGGTCTATTAAATCTATTCTTTTAATAAAGTAAGGATTAGCATTGTCTATATTACTTGCACCACTTCTTGAAAAAGTTATAGGGTCATAACTTCCTCCGCTTTTATGAACAAAAGTATCGAAAAACCTTGAACCGCTAGTAGGTAAAAATCCTCTTGATTCGGGCAATAGATGGTTATATTTATCGCCACTTGAAGGGCTATATCCTGTTTTTCCTACTCCTGTTATTCTATTATCGTAAGTTCCCGATATTAGAGTATATCCTCCATTAAATCTATATGCAGTAGCATAGTATTGTATTTCACTTAGATTATTAGCGTAGTAGTTTGGATTAAAACCACCTTTAGCATCATTACCGTAATTATCGTATAGAAATCTTCTTGTTGTTGTAGCATTATAATTTCCTTTTTCCATGTTAAATATTCTATAATAGGGGCTTCCAAACTTTTCAGCATAAGTTATAGAATGACCTTCGGTGTCATAATATAAAACATAATTTAGAATCATAGGATAATCGTCATCAGAAATCAATGAATGTAAAGGAGAAATTATTTTTCCCCCATGTAAATGCGCCCCATTTAGCATATTCAATTCATGAGTTAATTTTGTGGTTTCTCCATAATTACCCGTTCCTTCTATTATTTGTAAAGTATCTCCGGCAGTAGGTTCACTTTCTAATAATCTATCTAAATAAATGGCGACATAATCATCTACTCCTGTTGTAGCAGTAGATGAAGGGTGTTGTATTTCCGCAATTAAACCCATAAATACACCATTAGCATACAATGGTTTTCCATGATATTTTCTTGGATTAGTTAAAGAAGATAATAAATTTTCACTACCCGAACCTATAACAGAAGCAAAAATTAAATTATAATTAGTAAAGAAAGAATTAACTGTTCCAAAATTGGTAGCGTTGAAAGTAGTATCTCTTAGATTACCGTAATTAATATCAACTCTTCCTAAAGTCAATGGTAGATAAGGTGCTAATTCAATAATAGTATTTCCTTCTTCTTGACTTTGTTGTATAACTGTAAAATCTAATAAAGTATTTACTGTTTGAAAAGTTTCCTTTGTATTATTTACATCTGTTAATCTTCCTTGAAATATAGAATCGCTTTTTATGTTTTTATTATTAGTAAGGTAATAACCAACTGCATTAGCATTTGTTATAGTAGACGCTTTACTATTAATTAAATCAGTATCATCAGCACCTAAAGAATTTAATTTTGTTCCACCGTTAAAATATAATCCTTTATTTGCTGCGCCATTTAAAGAAGAGGCACTATCTAAAGAAACATTAGAAGATAATGCTTTATTGAAAGAATACTCTACTTTATCTTTGTATCTAATGTATAAATAATCATAAGAATTATTTGTGCTACTTTTTGTCAAAGGAAATTCTTCTAAGACAATATTATCTGTTCCTGACAAAGAAGCAATTTTCCCAACATAACTAAAAGTTCCGTGTTCTTCGTGTTTTAAAAATAAATGCGCCCCGATAACATTAGAACTTGCTGATAAATTATTACTAACACAAGTTATTGTTTTGCTATTAGGATTAACTGTTGCTATTTTTTCTGAACCGCTAACAGGTGATAAATTACCAAAAGCACTAATAGAAGAATAAATCATATCTTCTGAATGTAATCCATTTTTAGTTATTTTAGGCCCAATTAGTTTTCTAATATCACTTCTTCCGAATAATTGCATAATAGTTTGGCCATTATCTCGATAGGTAGAAATATTTTCTACATCTCCTGCAAACTTTTCTACTTCTATATAATAAGAACCAAACATGTAATCTAAAGAAGAAATACTTGTAGTTTGAGAAGAATCAGTAAAACTTAATGTAAGCAATTGTTTTGATTTATCAGAAGAAGAAACTGTTGCTTCTAAAAACCCAAATTCTTTAGAAATTAATTTAACATACAAATTTTCATTTCTATTTTCTACTATTTCAAAATTAGTTAATAAAGTAGAATCAGTAGTATTCCACGCTCTCCTGTATAAAACATCAGAAGAAGATAAAACATAACCACTTGATGTAAATATTGCTTCCGTTTCTAATCTACTTTCTGCTCTAAAAGTAATATCTTGTTCATTACCTGTTGCACCGGAAACCATAGAATCTATTGTATCAACAATTAAAATATTATTATCTATTTTAACTTCATCTCCGACATTAAACATAGTAGATAAATCATAATTAGTAGTAAAAGTATATTCATTAGTTGACCCTATTCTTGTTTTAACTGTGGCTTTTAATGCAAACCAATCATTAAAATCTGCTTGAAAAACCCTATGTCTAATTCTAAGTCTTTCAAATGGTTTTATTTTTTTTCTCATTATTCTTTTATTATCTATTATTTTTAGTTCGGCATAACTGCCCCTTTTACCAATGGATTCTTCTAAAACTAAATCTATTGTATTTGTATTTTTATTTGCTTTTGTTGGAGAGTAATCATAATGAATGTATCTTTTTGGCCCTGTAAATAAAACATCACTTGCGGGATTAATATCTAAATCTGAATCTCTTCTAGCGTTTGGAAAACATTCATCGTAGTCAGTAAAATCAATAGGTGTAACTGAATTTTGTATTGTTAAATCAGTATCATACTCATTAGATAATGAAGCAGGTAAATTCGTAAAAGTTTCTAAATATGCGGGATAATCTAATTCTTTTAGATTATCAACTAATTTAACATTCATAGTAAATTTACTCTTATCTAATATTTTATTTGAAAATGATTGTGCCGTAATAAATGTATTAGTCACATTAGGAGTAATTGTTCCTGTTCCTGCATCAGAAATAAACTTCATAAAATATTTAGTATTATGATTAAGTTCTCCCTTCTTATCTAATAACTCATCAAAGAAATAAAACAATGGATTAGAACAAAGTAAATTATTTTTTAAATCATTACCTATACCTGCTGATATTGCTACTATGTCGCATCCTCTTGTAGTATTAGAAACAGGTGGCCCCTTGAATACTTTAAATTTAACATCTTTATTGATTTGATTTCCTAATTTTGGTTCAAATTCAAACGAGTCACCGTCTGCATCAAAATTAGTTACTTCTTTTATTCGTGCAAAGTGGTGTTGTAAATAATCATCAGAATGAATTAAAACAAAATAATAGTCAGTAGTCAAATCAATAGAAGATAAATCTAAACCTGTTTGTGAAAAAGAATCATAACATTTTATTTGATAACCGTTTGTGTTTTCTAAATTAGAAAATTCAGCACCGCCTTGTAATACAAAAGTTTCAGCACTTCCCGATGGGGCTTGTTCATAAATAATAGTGTATAAAAAACTTGTATATGAACCGTTATTAAATGTGGTAAAACGAGGATTGGTAGGAACATTATAGTTTGTTTTATTGAATGTAGCAGTAATATTAGGAGTAGAGTCGGTTGCAGTTTGAGAAAGAGTTAGTTGATTAGAACCCAAAGCAGTAGCGGAAATATAAGTATTGTCGGGAATATCTGTTCCTGTCACTCCCATTCCGATATAATATATACCATTAACATTGGATAGAGTAGTATTACCGTTTGTATCAACTGTTTCTTGAACAGTATCTTTAGATAAGGCAAATACGCTCATTCGTCTACCTCCTCAAATGTAAGATATAGTAAAGCATTATCATAATTAGGGAGTAAATTATCTATACCTGCAAAGTTACTAATTTTATTTTCAATACTTAATTCATGAAATTCTCCCATAAATTGCTTACAAGTAGTCGCTGCATTTGGCCCTGTTGCCGTTCCACCGTCAACTAAATTATCTATTCCGCTAACAGACATATCGTTTAGGCCATTTGAACCTAAGTAGGTATCTGTTTTAGCAAAAACAAAATCTGCCGTTTCACTATGAGTATCAGAAGTAATTAATACACCATTCAAAAAAACCTGTATTAATTTATTGGTGTTATTAAAAATACAACCTATGTGAAATTGTTGGTCTATATATGAAGCGTGTTTGTATGTAGGAAGATAAAGAGCAGTTCCCGAAGTAAGTTCGGTAGCATAAGTATCTGTCAAAGTAAGAGTAGTGGAAGCCACTGAATTAACAGTTCCTAAAGAAGTAAAAGTAAATCCGTCACGAATAAATATTTCTTGCTTGTTTCCATCAACAATAGGATGAGTAGAGGAAGTTGTAATAATTGTTGCACTACCCGCACTATGAGAAGATACTTCTGCTACCTTAGCATACATTACTCTACCTTCTTCATCAAACCCACTTAGTAAATCAGAAGCATTTGTAGAATTGTATCTAAAAGCATGGCCTTGAGAAGATAATATTATTTTATTACTTGTGACTACTTTATTAGTAGTTCCTATTTTAACTTGTATTTTTATTTTATATTCAGCAGGTTGGTTTTGAGCATGAGTTGTATCATTCAATAAAGAAACTTTAAAATTGTCATTATTAAATATCATCATTTCATGTGATAATCTATTAGCCCTAGATAAGTAAATTAAGTCTTGAATATCTTCGCTTATTGAATTTACAGTAGCATCGCTATGGTTAGGCATAATTTTTTTACTATCTAATCTTCTTTGCCCTACTCCTAATGATGTGCTACCATAATTTACTCTAGTCTGATGAGTTCCATTACCGTTTATATCATAAGGAGTAATTATAGATTGAAATGTAAAAGAACCTTCATGCGACCAAAAACCGTATGCAGTATCATTAGAAGTATCTCCATCAGAACCCGTATCTGGAACATTTTCTCCATAATCCATTTTAACAAAAGCATTACACATAATAGGAAAAACCAAAGAGCGTTTTTTGCCGGTTAAAACTTCATACATAGTATCACGGCCCTACTGTTGCTACTTCAAATTCCATAGAAAAACTAAGGTCAATTGCTTCCGCTTCCATATTAAAACTAAAACTTCGTATAAATCCCGTCATTCCTGTATCTGTTTGTGCATCGGGAAATGTTGATTTTCTAAGTGATACTCCTAAATTATCTCCAAATCCTTCTTCACCTCTTGATGCGAAATTAAAAGGAACCAAAGTTTCTGTTCTTGCTTGATAATTATTTCCTACTTTAGAAGGATAAAGAACAACTAATTCATTCATGCTTTGGTTATCTTGAAGTCCGGTTGAATCTACACCGGAAGCAATCATTTGTGCTATTTCATGTGCAGTATAAGTTAAAGCCGTATTAGTTTCTGTTCCTCCCGAAGATGCAGTTCTTGTTTTTCTTATCGTTGTTTCACTAATAAAACCACTTAAAGATATAGTTTTAGTTGCCATTCCTAAATCTAAAGCAGCCGTTAAAGATTCACCTGTTACTACACCGGAAAAAGGAATAGGAAAAGCAGGTATTGTTTTACTTACAGAAACTCCAACAGAAGTGACATTAAGAGGAATAGTATCAATGTTTAAATCTGTTCCTGTGTATCTTCCTGTTTTTAAATATACATATGTCATTTAATCACCCTAATGTTCTTGTTGAAGATGTTCTATTCATCTTATTATTTACCATATTTCCTATTTTATCAGCAATTCTTCTTAGTTCTGCATCGGAAGTATCTCTTGCATTTATTGTTATGTAGTTATTTACTTGCATTCCTCTATTAGAAACCATTGACTTAGATTGTTGGTTTGTATATACTCTTGAGCCTTTAGGTAAAGAAACTAATTCCGGCCCTCTTTCTCCTACTATTTGCATAGGACTTGAACCTACTACGCCCCCGTTAGCAAATGGATTTATTTTATCAGCAACCCATTTTACTGCTTTCCATAATAAAGCCCCTATTAGTATTGCTACCATAACAGGAAGTGCATAAATTCCAATCAATAATAGGGCTTGAGATGCTAAATATTTAATGAAATAAGCAACTAAAAGAATTTTACCAAACTTTGTTAAAACAGGCATAAGCATTTTCCAAGTTTCTTTTTTAGTTAAAGCCATACCTAATTCAAAAATTCCAACAAATATTCCTGCTAAAAAGCCATATGCACCCATAAACACAAGATAAGCCCCTGCCAACAATAAGTTCAAAACATTATCTAATATTTTTACACCATAATCAATTACGCCTTGATAATCTCCTTGTATAAAAGCACCTACTAAACCAAAGAAATTAGTTGCTATATTCAATACTTCTAAAAATGCGTATTTAAGAACATCTAATATAAATAATTCTTCTAAAACTCCATACATTTCATAGGCTATTTTAGCCACACCTAACAACGCTATTATTCCAATTATGCCAAATACAAAATATTTGAATGCTATGTCTAATACAAATTGTGCTGATTTCTGAAATGCTAATGCTTTAAGTTGTAGTTTGATTTTAAATTTTTCATATCTTTCTCCTAAATTTAATTTCTTTAATACAGATTGTCCGTTTTTCTTAGAAAATTTAAAAAACATTTTTAAAGAGTTAATGGGTGCAAAAAGAGGCATAAGAGAATATCCTATTGTTTCTGCTATTTTCTTAAAATTATCTTTTGCGCCTTGTTGTCTTTTTTCAAATTGTTTTTTTAGGCTTCTTTGTGAAGATGAAATTCCTGCTTTTATTCTTCCTCTACCCGCCCTTGTTTTCATGTTTTCTTCTAGTCTTGTCGTTTTTTCGGCTTGTCGAAACAATTCGGCTTGTTGTTTAAATTTTTTATTTAATTCTTCTGCGCCTTCTATTTGTGCTTCTCTTTCAGATTTTCCTAACAAAATAGCCTTTGAATAACTTAAAGTATTTCTTATAGCCTCTTCTTGACTTTCATTAAATTTTCCATTTGAATTTACTACTTTATCAAGTTGACTTTCTAATTCAGAATATTCTTCTTTTAATTTACGAAAACCTGCAACTTGTTTAATAATAGTTTGGTTTGCTTCCATCTGTGCCTTTGCATTTGCCTTTGACCTTTGTTCAAAACCACCAAGAATAGCCAAGTATGCTCTTGCTTTATTTTGTAAAGCCCAAAGAGGACTACCCGAAACTAATCTACTAAATACAGTCCATTTTTTACCTGCATTAGAAGTAGCGTCTGCGGCTACAATTAACGATTTAGTTAATCCTTTAAATTCTATTCCGGAGGTAATCATAGTAGAGTTTAGACCATCTAAACTACTTGCTATCTTATCTATTTCATCTGCCATGTTTAGCCCTCTCCGCTTGTTTTTGAATCTTATCCATTTCTTCGGCCTTTCTTTCCTCCACTATGTAATGAACAGTTAATAAATCTTTGACTAAACTAACGGGCATTTTGTATATTTCTAACGGGCTAATAGCCAATGCTTTTGAGAGCAAATACACGGTAATTAAAGATGCTACTTTTGGACTACTTGGTTTTCCTTGAAAGGCATCTTTAATTGTCCTTTTTTTCTTCATCCTCCTGCATCATCATCATTGGATTAGGAAGGATTTCTTTTATTTGATTACCAACATAAGGACTTAATCTTAACATATCTATTGTTGATAGTGCTGGTTCAGTTTTTTCTATAAAATTCTCTATCATGTATCTATACATGGCATTTAAATCAATATCAAAACTTTGAGTTTTTGAATCTACTTTCATTATAGCGTTTAATGCTTTTTCTGCTTCAAGCCATGTAGGTTCTTTTATCCAAATTTTTAGGTATTCTTCGCTTTCGGGTGCTACTTTGACATAGTGAAGAGTTGATTCACTTATCGCAAATAGCAAATTTTTGTTGCTTACAATTTTCTTTTCAATCATTTTATCCACCTTCTATACCAACAAACAAACTAACGGTGTTGGTGGAATATTATTCAGTTGCAGGTTCAGTAGGAGTTTCTGAAACAGGTTCAGAAACCTTCTTTACCTCCTTCTTTTTTCTTGTTTTTGTTTTTGCGTTTTCTGCAAAGAGCCTTCTTTTTTCTCTTCTATCCAAAAAATCACCCCTGCAAAACCCAATGAGTTTTAACTTCGCAAGAATCTAAGGTTCTTGGCATTACTGTTCCTTCTACGGTGATTGCGCCCTTATCATCCGGAACAGTCACATTAGCAGTAGAAAGGAAATAGTCTTGGAAGTTAAATAAAATTTGTTCTCCCGAAGCCTTGTCAAATTGTAATACTATTTCTTGTCCTGCGCCTGTATTTTCAGAATCATTAATTAATTCTGTTAGTAGTCTATCATCGGTAATCATAGCAGTAAAAGCAATTTCATATGTTCTTTGTGCAGGAATACCGTCTTTGATTGCTTTATTTCCTACGCCTATAAATCTCTTATCTTGTAAATTATTATTAATAGTCAAAGTTAAATTGGTTATCTTAAGGAAGGTATGGCCAAATACAGAAAAGGTTCCACTTGAAAAGAAGAAAGGCTCTAAGGCTTCTGCATTACTATCAAAGTTAAACAAAGAAGTGTTTGTGCCTACATTATTTCTCGGAGTATAAACTTCTGTTGTTGTTAAGTCATTGATATGGTCTACTGTTCTTGTGTTTAAATCCATAGTCATTTTAACTTCTTCATTTTCGTTAGCAGTTAAGGTTAGAGTATTTACTCTATTTCCTCTTGCTATTCTTACTACTGTTTCTGTTTCGATAGCAGTTCCTTCTGTGGCAGTTGTAGTAGTAGTTTTAGTCATACTGTGTTCTAAACTAAATGATGGTAAGTCTTCTCCGTTTGCTTCTGCAAATCTGTAAGTAATAGGATTAGTTATTGAACCACTTGTATATGTAGGTCTTGTTAATAAATTCATATTAGCGAGTGTATCTGAACCATTTACAAGGGGAGGCAATAGTGTTTGAGAAGAAGCATCTGCCCTGTAAAATATCGGGCCTTGATTCAGATGTGCAGTTTCAAATACACTTCCATCAGTTGTTGAAGTATCTCCTGTATCAATATAAACATCCCCTGCCGTGACCGCAGTAAAAGCATCAGTCGGTGTAGTAGCAACAGAAGTATATTTTACCCCTGTGCAAAGCCCTAAAGCATAATATAAGAAAGCACCATGATTTGCCACAAGTGCTATATTTCCACCACTTGCAGTTTCAATACCTTTGTATTGATGAGTAAAGTTTCTTGAGCCTCCAAGAGAAAGATTCAATTGTTTCATTTCTATTTCAGTATTTGGGAATGTAGCAGTTTCTACTATCCCCAACCAATTATCGGCATTTAATCTGTATGAATTTGCCCCTGTTTTATTAGCAGGACAAGGTGCGCCATAGGGAAGAATAATACAAAAATCAGTATTACTAACATTTAAATCATGACTGTGTGCAGGAGTAATAGTAAGAGCAGTTTCACTATTACCTGTAATAGTATGTGTAGAAACAGGATTAGCGGTATCTGCTGAATCATATAGTTCTACTTTACAACCTATGTAAAGATTAGGAACTAAAAGAAGATTAGTTGAAAAAGAAGATAAAAGAGCCAAACTTGTAGAAGTTGATGCGCTTTGATTTATAAATGAAGTTAGTTGTAATTCCGGCACTAATGTTGTAGTTGCCCCGCTTCCTAAAAATATGTTATTGTTTGTCATATATTTTCTCCCCTTATTTTTTTACCTACTTACTTAGGGAATACTTACTGCATGTCTTTTTGCTTCTAAATTTACTTTATATCCATAGAGTCTTTTTGCTCGGTCATTACTTTCACTTCTCGAACCTAAAAACAATTGTGTGAATTTACTCCCATCAGTTGCAGTATAACCTGTTCGGTTGCTCTCAATAACTCTACTTAATATCAAGTATATAGCCCTTAGCCTATCCTTGCCATAAGAAGCATCTAATCCCGACCTTTCATCATGTAAAACTCTAATGTGCATTGTAAAAGAATACACTTCATGTTTAATATCATAATGAATTGTAGGATAATCAATGTTTTGTGAATCTTCAAAAACAACAATAGTAGCGGGGCTTCTACTTAAATCTACTCTAACTCCCTTATTTACAGTAGTGTTTCTAATATCTAAAATGTCCGGAGTCACCGCATGAGAAGCATCTATTTTACCTGCTGAAACTAAAGCAGTAGCGTTAGAAGACCAATTAGTTGTAAGCAAATCTATGAGAAGGCTAACTTCATCCATTTGTTTAACTCCTCCTGTATTTTATTTGATAGATTTTTAGTATATGCTTCTGTAATATGTTGTTCTAATTCTTCATCACTAAATGAAATATCCATTCCTATTAATTGCGATATTTCTTTCATGGCTAATTGTCTTTCTTTATGGATTTCTATTATTCTTCTCAAATCTTTATCCATAACTATTCCTCAAATCAAATAAACTATATCTCCTTTTCCGGATAGTGTTTCCATAGCCTCTTTTCTTAGAATATCATATTTTTCTTTTGTAGTAATATTGCCACCTGTTTCAGCAATTAAAACTGTTTGGTCGTCCATTCTAAGTATTTCCGCAGCAACTAATTTAGTGGAAGCGTCATGAATCGCTGCGGGAACTCTTGTAGAACCTGCTAAATATGAAACAAATATAGAGTTATTAGGATGATATGGGTATTCTTGTAAAAAGAAAATTCTACCTTCTTCGCTTAATAACCAATAATCTTTCAACCTACCCATTCTTTCTTTATCAGTAAATGAAGTTAATTGACATACTGTTGGTATTTCATCCGTAGTAGTAAATGTTCCTGTGCTTGAACCTGTGTTTGTAGCAGATTGGCTCATAGTAACAGTGGTTGAATCTACAATAGCGGTAATAGTAGTTCCCGAAGGAATGTGATTATTGTCATCTTCTATTTCCATACCCACTTTAAGTTTAGAAGAATCTGCTACGGTCAAAGTAGTGCTTGCATTTGTGTGGCTTATTGCTTGTTCTATTGTTGCTTTGATTACACAATCAGCCCCATCATCTCCCGATAACAAAGAAGAAATAAATACAGAAGTTCCATCTTGGCTATTTTTTTGAGCAAAGAAGAAATCAGATATAGATAATTGAGAAGAAGTTAATGATTTAGCCGCACTTGCATTTGTAAATTGAGAAGTCTTAGGATATTCTTCGTTAATCAGTGCAACAATTTCATCATTGGTTGTTTTTATTCCGAAGGTATTACAAAATTCATCGTTGCCTAATTGATTAATAGTGTTTTCAGAATTAAGGGTAAAAGAAACACCGCTATTAGGTAATTGTAAAATTATAGATTTTAAATCTCTAAAGTTTTCTAATAATGTTATTCTTGCTTGTGCAGAAGCAATTTCAATATAATCATTACCATTCCATACTTGTAAAGAAACTACCTTTCTTATTTTCATTTGAGTTAATTGAATGAATCCTACATAACCGCCATAAAGCGTATAACCGGGCGAATTTCTATATTCAAAACTATGGAACTCTTGTTTAGTAAGAATAGGTCTATGGGAACGCTTAACTTTATCATCTACGATTCCTTCTATTCTTTTAATCATATTTCCTACTTGAGCAAGTGTAGGATATGTAGATACAGAAAAGGCAGGTATTTGTAATAGATTTGCTACTTCAGTAGCATTAGTGTAATAACCTCTACCGTTAGTATAATCCGGATTGATTTCTGTATAATCGCTTGGTGAATTAGTTAGGCTCATTTTATTTCACCTCTAATCCATACCTTTTTACTCTTCTTACTTTAACTGCTAAATTATCTATTTCTTCTTTTAGTTTTTTATTAACTCCTTCTTTTCCTTTTCCTTTTGTAAAAGGATTGAAGTTAAAATAGCCTAATTTTCTAATATAATAATCGCACACCAATGTTGCGTCTTTTAGTGCTTCTACTAAATTTTCTTTTTCCGCAGATTCTCCTACATCAATTCGTCCAAAATCATCGGACTGTCTTACTGTAATATTATTGTCTTGTATTTCTGTTAGTGAAAATTGCCCTGTTTCTTGTAATTCTTTTGCTCTTTCTGCACTTAAAGGAACTTCTCTTACGGGCTTTTTAAGTGCCTCTATTTCTTTTTCTGCTTCTTGTATTAAAGTTTCTAATTGGGATGGAGTTAGGGATTTTGCCTTTCTATACACCTTTCTTTCTTCGTTAGTTAATTTTTTATTTACCGTTTTTGATGATGTGGTATAATCTTCTTTATTTTCAAAATCTATTCTTTTTCTATTAACAAGTCTTATTGAGGGATAAGGATTATTTTTCATATCTTTTTCGTATTCTCGTTGTTTAGAATCATATTTTCTTTTAGTAATAAATGAGTTTTTATCATTTATATCGAAATCTTCTACCGTAGTTTTTTCATATATCTTGTCAAATAAATCTGAAAGAACTATTCTTTTTCCACTTTCACCTACTTCAGATGCTCTTATAGTATTTATTTTTCTTTTAATTTCTTCAAAGTTTTTATCATCCTTTTTAACTAAAATAGGTCTTTTGAAAGTATCATACATAGAAAATGCTTGTGGTTTATTTTTATCTATAATTTTATTATCCATTATTGTAGCCACAATAAAGTCATTTAGTGACATAATTTTTTGTTTTATTTCTTTTTCTTTGTCCTCTTCATTTTTTATTTTTTTATTTCTTTCTTCGATTCTTTTATTTGCATCTATTCTATAATCCTGATTTATTTCTACTCGTTTTTTACTATCATACAATTTTTTATCCTTTATCATTTTTTTAATTTCTTCTACTTTTTTTAACTTATATGCTTCTACTTTTTTAGTCGCTAATTGAGCATAAGCATTCTTTGGTGCATTTTTTAATTTATAATTATATTCCTTAGTTTTGATTGATTTAGGAATTGGTCTATCCGGTGATTCTAAATAATCTATTCTTTTTTCTAATTGTTGTATTCTGTCTAAATTTTCTTTTGGGATTTTTGATGAAGAAACCAATTCAACTAGAGATTCAATGTTTTCATTTGCTTCTGATTTTGATTTTGCTTTTTTTTGGTAAGAGGGTAGTGAGCCTGTTCCTCTTGATTTTGTTGTTACTTTACACTGTATTTCAATTAAATTTATTTCTATTGGATTGTTTAGCATAGATTTAATTGGTTTTAATATAGTTGATTTTTTATCATCAAACCAACTTATAATAAAGTCATCTAAATCATCAGATAAATCAGCGACTATGTATTCATTTTTTCCTCTTAAAAAACCAAAACTTTCTACTCGATATGTATTTTTTCCATAAGTAAATGTAGGATTATTATCGTTTTTAGTAGAAAGAGCAGAAATAATGTCTAATATTGTGTTTAATTGATTCTCTTTAAAATAATCTTTAATGGATTTAGTATCTCTAAAGTTTTCTTTTCCTTCTATTCTAACTGATTTGGGTTTTACCTTTTTGGTTTTTCCTGTAAATGGGTTAATGGTTTCTCTTTCTTTTGTTCTTGCTCTTGTTGCTTTACTTTTTGTCAACTTAGAAACTTTGATACTATCTAAGTTAATACCTTTAGTTAATTTAGCAATTTTTGGTAAATCTAATTTAAAAGGAAATAGTTCTCTAATTATTTTTTGTTTTGAATTTTTTTGAGAAACAAATTTAAAATTAGAAACTCCCCTATTTTCAATAAATTTCTTTTTGGCTTCTATTTGAGAAGTTTGTTCTCCTATTTTTATTATCGAATGAGTATCTTTTAAAGATTTATTATTAGAAACACTAAAAGATATTTTACCACTCGGTATTTTGACGGTTTCTTTTGTTTCTCCTATTTTTACTTCTTTTTGTCCTTCTCTTAAAATAAATTCTGATTCTATTTCTACTGCATCCATTATTTTTTTATCATCTAAGGAATTAAAAGTTTGAGGTATTTTTTCTAATCTTCTGCCGAATTTGATAAAAGAAAAACCTATCAAATCATTAACTAATTTGCTATTAGTTAATATGTCTTTGTAAGTAATTTTTTTAAATTTTCTTTCTATTTTTTCTTTTATTTCTTTTTTATCTTCGGCAGTTGCATCTTTTGGAATAACATATAGAGAAGATAAAGCGTTTTTTTCTTCTAAAAAATCATATATATTTTCATCTAATACTTCATTAAACAATCTATTCATTATTTCCATAAACTGTTCTGTTTGATTTGTTTTTCTTGTCTGCCTTAAAGCCTCTCTTAAAGAAGAATTAAAGTTAGTAGAAGAACCGTGTAAGAGTTTTTTTATGGCTCTTTTTATTTCCTCTTCATCTTCGGGGAATTTTTTGGGGTAACTCCCCCATATAAAAGAAACCATTTTATTTACCTCACATTAACCATTTAGCCCAAGCAGCCCCTTTTTGGATTGCTGAACCTAATCCTAAACCAGCAGAAGGAGGCTCATAACTCATTTGTCCGGTTTGTGGGTCAATCCAATATGGTCTACCATATCCGTCTTGACCGGAAGGAGGAACAGGATAACCACTACCATTATTCATAGCACCCTGCATTTGGTTATATTGTTGCACATTTCCTGTAACTCCTGCAATTGCCATACCTGCTGAAACTTGTTGCATTCCCGAATTGAATCCTTGAGATTCAAGGTATTGTTGTTTTGCTAATTTTCTTTGATTTACTACTTCTGTATTGATAGCCGATTGTAGCAATTTTTGAATATCTAAATCAATATTTTCTTGAGTTATCTTTTCAAATTCTCTCATAGCATCGGGATTTATAGTAATGTTTCCCGAATTAGTAGTGAAGGATAACTTAGAAAGCATTTGTGAAACTACTCTTTCTATTACATCTTCCATTAGTTTTTCTAATGCAGTTAGAAAATGCTCACCATGATATTGAAAAAATTCTTCAACATGATTATCTTGTAAAGATAACAAATTATTCATGCTCTTGAATTGTTGGTCGCCTTGTTGTTGAACCGCATTTAATACAGTTCCATTACTTGTTCCCATTATTCCCATATTATTCTACCTCTTCTGTTTCTTCTTGATTAATGGCTTTGACATTTTTGTGTATCATTAGGTGATTTAATCTATCTGTTAATATATTAATTTCGCCAACTATCTCAATTGCTTCATTAGTGGCTGACCTATTATCTCCTAATGTGGGTGGCTTTATTAAATAACCTACTGCCGTTAGTGAAACAATATCTTCTTTTGTTAAGTTTTTAATTGGGCCGGACTTTAGCATTTTAGGCATTGATGGAATAAATGCTTTAAATTCTAAACCGTGTTTGTCTGCAAGCATCTGTTGTTGTAACATTTCTAATTGCATATACATTGAAGCGTGTTTAGGACAATAAGTTCCATTAAGGGGCCTACCCTTTACTACTTTATCTAAAGGAATAGGAGGTCTTCTAAAATCACCTTGTTCCCAAATATGATGAAAACCACAAACTACGCATCTGTCTTTTAGATTAAATTTTTTACCATATTTAAAAAATAAAAACTTTTTAGGTTCAGAAGATAATACCATTATTAATTCTTTTAATTGTTTCTTAGGTTTATGTGACATAAATTTGTATTCGGTCACAATTCCTGTTGCTCTTGCTTGTTGTAGTGGACTTAAAGTAAATCCGCTAAAACTTTGGTTCGGTGTGTTTTGTCCTATTAATTGGTTTTGATACATTTTACTTCCTCAATAATCTTTTACCATTGTCATGATTCCTCGATAAACCATTTCGGGGTCTGATTTAGCAGAAACAATATATTTGAAACAGGGAATGCCTTTATCGTTTAACTGCCTCATACCATACTTGAAAGGTTCAAATATTTCATGTTTATCTATACTTTGTCCTTCTTTCAATGGGTATTTTTCTCCCCATATATCATATTTGTTAGCCCAAATTCCTAATGCTATCGGGTAGTCGCTTTCTTTTTTTCTTCTTCCCGTTGGCCAAGTATTAGATGTAATAGTATCTACTAAGAATTTCCATGCTACTTGATGGTCTAAATTGGCTTCATTATCTAAATGCCTATGGTCTATCATAAAAATAATATATTTTACTCTACGACTTTGCATGTCCTTTACCCATTCTTTCCAATAAATTGCTTCTCCTCCAATATCAGCACTTTTTACTGTATGCGAATCCCCGTCTATCTTTACTGTTTTTCTTGTTGCTCTATGTAGTCCTACCGTTCTTTCATTAATAGGGGGAACCTCCCCCCTCGTTCTTAGTTGATTACTAAGAGTAGTTTTACCAACCATTGTAGCACCATATACTCCGAAGTTAATAGCATGGACTTTCTTCCAAAAACCAATCATAGCCTCGCCAACTAATATGGCAAAACCCGTCATTAACGACATACTAAATCTCCCATGAATGCCAAAGAGTATCTACTATCCATCCTATTATATTTATATCGAAAACACCCAATATATTACCTATAAAAAAAGCAGAAAGAGTTGCACAAGAACCCCAAAACCAAGCCCTTATTTTAAAAAATAAAAGGTCTGCTGAATGCGCTCTTTGTTGATTATAAGCGTAATCAGAATCAGTGAATCCTAACATATCGGAAATCAATTATTCACCCCCTATTGTAAGGCGGCTAAAAATTCATTTCCTACTTCGTTAGTATCTTCTTGTGCAGGGGAATAAAAGTTAGTGTTATATTGTCTTGCACTTTCTCTCATCTTCTGTCTTTGTTGTTCATCTCTTGCCTTTCTTTCCCAATAAGCAGCAATTTTTCTATCCAAAAGCCACAATTCAATTCGGTCATTTAAGGCTAAATCAAACAATGCTTTCATTACCATAATTACTCCTATTGTTCCTAAACCAAATAGAATAGAATGTGCAAAGGCCCCATATGGAAAGTTCATTCCAAAAGAAGCGTAAGCCCAAACATTTGTTCCACTTAATGCACCAACAAAAAGTATAGTCATAACTAATCTTGTATCTTGACTTAATACTGCCATTATAAAACCTCAATTAAATTCAACGGAAACGGCTGCACCTGTTGTTCCTCCGGATTCTATATCAAGATATAATCCATTAGAACAAATAACTCCATGCAAGTCAAATTCTATACAGTTAGGAGAAGTAGGAGAAGCAGGGTCATTTAGAACTATTCTTATCAATTCTTTACCCGATGCAGAAGTATTGTCATACAGTTTAACAAAAGTAGAATCGCCTCCACCTGTATATTGAGCATGAACACTTATTAATTTACACCTTTCAGAACTAATAACACTACTTGCAGTTTTAATACCACTACTACGACAACTCGACATATAGACTCATCTCCGTCAATCAATTTAGAAAGACGCTACTTCTTAACCTTATTCCTTAGAAGAAGGAGTTTCGGGTTCTTCGGCAACTTCTTCTACGGCTTTTTCAGCCTTTTTGGTAGATTTTGCTTTAGATTTTGGTTTGCTTAGAATTGGTTTCTTCTTTTTTGGAAGAAGAAGTGCTTCTAATTCAGCATGAGTAGTCAAATCCGTTCCTGTCGTTTTTGCCGCTAGTCTTAGTCTTTTTTCAGATAAAGAATTTAGCGTTTCTCTATCAGACTCTTCAAAAGTAAATTCTAAATTAAGGTCATTAAGTCTTGGTAAAGACCACAAAACAGATACCGTAGCGGGTCGCTTTTTTGTTATGCGACCCGCAGGGGTATCTATTCCATTAAATCCTGCGGTTTCAGAAACTCTTACAGATACCAAGTAAATCCCTCAAAGATTACCAAAGACTCTAACTCTAACTACGCCAACATCGTCAGAAGCCGAAGCAACTGCATTGGTTCCGTCAAAATCAGTGGCAACAATTTGGAATGAAGAACTGCTTGCTAAATCACCTGCTGAACTCAATTCTGTTGTTGCCAAGAATCCGGTATTACCTACTCCTTTTTCTTGTCCTGTAATTATTACTGCGGTTATACTGCTAAGTCCTAAAGAGGTAGCGGTAATTACTTCACCACCCGAAGTATAAGAGGTAATGTCAATGTTTGCGTCAACAACATATTCATCACCGCTAACTCTTGGACGAGCATATCCTTTGTGATTTGCCACAATAGTTACTGTATGTGTCAATTAAATCACCCTCACAGTAAGTTGGTAATCTTTCCTTGACCCTTAAAGTATGAACAACCTACTTCTGCAATTGTTCGGTAAAGAGCCTTGTTTCCAAGAGTCCCTACACCGAATGGGTTTCCGTTAGAAATACCGTCTTCAAAGTATTGAGTTGGCTTCATAACAGATAGCCAAATGTGGTCTGTATCTAAGAATAGCATGTCACTAATAGCGTTAGATGTAGCCGAAGTTTGTGGCATAGCAGATACAGGAATTAGAGGAATGTCGTAATAAGTCGAAACTCTAAATCCTACTTCTGCACCCTTTACTCCACGAACACCATTTACAGTAGGAACTATTTCCTTTCTATCCATGAATCTTTCTTGTGCTTGTAGCAAATCAGCCAATGTCTGAATTGTATCATATCCTGTTAGAATAACCTTTGGTGAACCACCTGCTTCTCTCAACAATCTTAGAGTTTTGTTGATTAAAGTTAGTGTTAGTTGTCGTCCACCTGTTGCTGAATAATCATCGTTATCATCAACTTGTGCGTCAAGGAAACCTGTTCCGGAAGCACCACGAACAGTTCCGTAAAGTTGCTTCATAGGAGTATTGTCAGCATCATCTGTTCCTGCGTTATTGTCATACTTTAGGGAATAGAAGTCATCTGAATCCATTTGTGTTATTTCAGCAGCACTTGAAACTACCTTCAATAGAGAAGTATAGTTTCGGTCAAGCAAATCAAGACTTTCTCCGCTACCGGAACCTAAGTAGAACTCAAATGGCATTACAAGCATTTTGTTCTGAACTTCTGCGTGGTGCTTACCCATATCTTCTCTCATTTGCGCTCTAATGTCACCAATTCCGTCATCAATTGCTGCCATTTCCATAGCCAATTCGCTGAAATTGAATTGGTGAGCAACAATCTTAGGGCTTGTGAACAAGGTTGTATAAGTTGGTGCAATTGGGGAAAGTCCATCAGCCGCAGTATCTAAACCTGCATTTTCGGGAACACCACCAATAGTATCTGCTCTTGGTGCAGTAGAACCAATGTTAGAAGCAGTTGGTGAACTAACCGTATCATCGGAGTTTGCGGCAACTGCGAAAGAGTTTCCACTACCACCAGCAGGTCTTTCTGTCATGATTCTCCATCCGGAAGAAGTGTATGGCCTCTTTGAAATCATTGAAAGAGCGTTACATTCTCGGTTTAGCATAGACCAAACCTTTTGTCCGTAAATTTTGTTGTATAGTCCTGCTACATCAGAAATACCCGATGTTCCGGAACCCAAATCAGTTCCACCGGATGCGTGTCCGGTATGTAGTCCTGCTACTGTTCCGGATTGTTTCAACAATTGGTTGTTAAAACCTGTTGCGCCTGTCAGTCCATATGTTCTTGCTTCTAAATCTGCGATTGTATTTACATAACTCATAATATCACCTTCAATAAATTCCTCCGACCATCTTGTGAATGTCGTTCCAATCCATTTCGGCTAGTTCATCCATTGATGGGAGTTTAATTTGTGCCTCTTCTTGTGCCTTTAGAATTGTTTCTTTTTCAGCAGTTAAGGACTTTCTTAGTGCAGTAAATTCTTCCTTTAGGGAAGCGATTTCGTTTTGTGCATCATAGTTTTGTTTCTCTAAGATGTTTTCACGAACTTCTCTTTCTTGAGCAAATCTGCTTTCAAAAGATTTTTGTAGATTGTCGTATGCAATCTTTTCTAGTTGTTCTTGGCGGAATGCTTCATAAGCCTTCTCAATATTAGCAACACTCAAATCAAGTGTTTCTAATTCATTGTTTCCAAACGCTTTTACTACGGGCAAATCTGATGAAGTTGGTCTGCCATTGTTGATTACAACCCTATCAGCAGGTTCTCCAATTTCAACGCCAGCACCATCAAGAGTAGATACATACGCTTTGTTTGCATCGTCCTCATAGTCTGCCATTTCTTTTTCATCATCGGCTCTTTCCATCATATTAGGATTCATAGCCTTTTCTTCATCAGAAACTTCCATGTATTCGCCCATGCCCTTTTCTTCTTCTTCTTCTTCCTTCCTCAAGGTATTAACTTCTGCCATAAGAGCATCAAGTTCCTCAAGTGCTTTCTCTATTTTACTCATTTTTTTCACCTTTTTTTCTTGCTTTAAAATGTCAAATCTCGCTTCGGGGTTTATTCCTTTTTCACAAATCGTCACTTCATGTAATTCTAACTTGCTTATCTCATTGTATTGTCCTAATTCGGGATGGCTTTTTTTTACCTTCTGAATTGCTTGTCCTCCAATGCTAAAACTCCTAAGCGAACCTTTTCTTATGCCTCTTCCTATTTCTTTGGCTTTTTCTATATCATCTCTTAATTTTATTACTACAAAGAATCCTACATCATCTACTTCGGTTTTCCATATTTTGCCATTTTTATCTCTATATGATTTTATTACTTCTCCGACTTGAACATTTGAGTGATTTGTCATTACATTTCTAAATTTTGGATTCTCCATATATTTTTCTACTGCTTCTTCAAGTGCTTTAAGTGTGATTAAATCGTTTTGCTTGTCAACAATTTCAATGCTTGCATATCCTCCAATCATTAAATCGTCTTGGCTTTTGAGAATACTGAAATCCATATTATTGTGCATCATAACGGTGGAAGCCATTTCTTCTCAACTCCTTGTAGTATTGTTTAGTATATAAAGAGGGCGTAATTAACGGGGTATTTTTACCGAATTGAACTTATCTTCGTATATGTTCCATTGACCTTTATCTTTTTCTTTATCAGCCGGTTCTTGTTTATATCCCGTCCATGCTACCCACATCTTTACTCCTTTAACGGGAACCAAACGAATATGTAGTTTTGTTTGGAACTTATTTCCTTTTAGGAAGTATTCATGGTAGCCATCTCTTTGAACTCCTAATTCTACTTCTCCCGAATCAATTACTTTTTCTCTCTCAAAAGATTCGGCTACTTCGGCAGGATATTTACCTGCTTTACCGAATAAATCAAAAAGTTCTTCTTCATTTTCTGTATTTACCAACCAATTAATAGTTTCATCATCTAATTTCATTACTATATTTACTTGGTCGTCTTGTCTTGAATAGATTTTAAATTGACCTTTTCTGTATTCTGATGGGGTTTTGTATTTTATAATAGACTCTTCGCCCATTATTTTATCTGATTCGGCATGTAATTTATTTCCATCAAAACTAATACCATCTCTTTGTTCAGCCCAATCTTTTATTTTAGAAGAACTAGATTCTAAAATATCTTCATAGAGATTTGGATATTTTTTAACTAAGAAATTATGTAACGCTTTAGGAGTAGCACCATTTTTTTCTTTTAAGAAATTAAAAATACTAACTGTTAATTTACTTTGTTTGGTTTTCATTATTTCTTCTGCTTTTGATTTCCACATATCTAAATCTTGTAAAGCGTTTTTAGACATTAGATTTTCTTTTTCAAAACCATAGATAGTAAATCCATCTAATTCGGATTTAATAATTACTTCTGTTTCACCATGAATATAATCAGTAATCATTACCCCTTTTTCTAAAGCCTTCACATCATAGTTAAGAGATTTCTTAGTATCTTGAGATAGTAGTTCAAGAGTAATTAATTTATCCGGCATATCTACCTCCGGCAATTCAATTACTTTTGCTGAATACAATGTGTATCTATCTCCTGTTTTCTTGACTTCATCTATTTTAACTCTAATAATATCTCCTACATCTGCTTTGATTTTAGTATTGAGAGCCTTTCCTACTTCCATATATTTTTTCTTATTTATTTCTTTAATGTATTTACCTTCTTCATCAGTAGGGCCAATATCAATACCAACGGTATAAGAATATAAATTACTTTTTGTTTTCTTTACATCTAAAACAATAACATCTAAATCTACAAATTTTTTCCATTTAATCCATTTAGGGTTTTTCTTAGTTCCCACATAATAAGTAGATGTAATGTCTTTGATAACAACTCCTTCGGAAGTAGGCATTTCCATTATCTTTTTAGAATACTCTTCAATATCTTTTAGACTATCCGCTTCTCTTGTGTCTTTTTTAGATGGGAAGTTAATAGCATCAGATGAATGAGAAGAATAATTATTAAATAAGGTAGTAATTCTTCTTTCTAATGGTTCATCTAATAAATTTTCATCATTGTGTCGCATAATATCAAACACATGGCATCTTAATTTAGCATCGGGGTATTTACCTTGAAATACATGAGCAATAGTATCTGCTCTATGTAGTGCTTCATCACCATCAAATAGAATTAATTCAGCATCAAGAATGCAATCTCCATATTTTTTCTCTTTTAGTTCTTTTACTTGGTCTTTACATTTATCAGTAATATTTTTTTCGTTGTAGGAAAATATCTTGATATTATTATCTATTTTATGCAATTGAACTCTCATGCCATCATACTTTTCTTGGACTATCCATGTTCCACTAAATCCTTTCAATTCATTAATGTCCTCAATGTCGAAAATACGATACATGGGTTTGTTAGGTGTGATGAAATCACTTTGCGATTTTTCTGTTTCTGCCTTTTCTATATCTTTTAAGTCCTCTACATATTCCTCGCTATGCCTCGATAATAGCAAAAGGTCAAGCATTTCTAAAGCAGACTCTACCTTCTTTTCTACTTTCTTAGAGTCCTTTCCATCCCCATAATGCTCAATAATATAGAGGGATATGTCGTCCACTTGTAGGTCAAGTCCGGTAAGACCCTCCGTTATTTCGTCACTTTCCATGTCTTTGATAGCCAATAATTCGGGAGAAAGAGCCTTATTATCGCTTCTTATAGCATAATGCACGAATTTCAGCATTGATTCGGGATTAGACATTAATTCTTCTAACACATCGCCTTTGAATCTTTTAGCGAATGGGTCAACAACTAAATCAGAACTATACCTTAATCGTTTTATATTTTCATATATATCTTTAGCCTGTGAAGATTTAGGGTCTTTTGCTTCTTTGGAATCAAGAATCTTATCATCAAGGTAATTTTTCATTTCTCTACCTGCACCATCTAATTCATCAAAAGATTCTCTAATGGTTTCCACCATATTACGCCAACGACCCCCGTATTCATCGGGGTCACTTCTTGCAGAAAGATAAGCAACTCTTGTTTTTTCAAATAACCTTAGTATTTCTTCCGAAGGCATTTTGTCCTTTTCTATGTTAGACAATTTCAAAAATACCACCTTCTTTAGCGGTATTTGTTTTCGGGTCTTTTAGGAATTAAAGGTTTAGTTCTTGTAGGTTTTGACTTTGTTCCTCTCTTTGGATTTTGATATGCTCTTTGCATTGTTTTTAATGCTGCCGTGAATCTTTCAATCATTTCCGGTTCAGTAATTTTTCCTCGCCTATAAGATTGTGTTAATCTATCTAATTCTTTGAAAGTATCTTCATATATTTCTTTATTTTCTAAAGACCTATCCCTTTCTTCATTAAAAACAGGGTTATCATCATAATCTTCCGGAAGTATGTTTTTGAGTATGTTTTCTATTGCTTTTTTAAATTCAGTAATTTCTCCACCTAAACCATATCCTTCATCTTTTCTTGTTTGGTTTTTTATAGTGTCTGCTTTTTTGGCTTTAGGCCTCGTAGGTGTGATGGC